AGCGTGATGAGCACTTTACTTATGTGGCCATGGAACAATGGCGCGGCAAGTATCTGGTACAAAATCGTGTTACCAATGAGATTTTTGAAACACCACAGATAGCGTACCTGTTGATTGCAGCTACACTATTTCAAACTTACCCACAAGAGACCCGCTTACAGTGGGTAAAAGATTACTATGACGCTGTTAGCCTTCATGATATTAGTCTGCCTACTCCTGTTATGGCTGGTGTACGCACTCCGCAAAAGCAATTCTCCTCGTGTGTTCTTATTGAGACTGATGACAGCCTTGATAGCATCAATGCTACTGCTAGCAGCATTGTCAAATACGTTAGTCAAAAGGCCGGAATTGGAATTGGTGCAGGGCGTATCCGTGCGCTGGGCAGCCCAATCAGAAACGGTGATGCTTACCACACCGGAGTTGTACCGTTTTACAAGTTGTTCCAGAGTGCAACAAGAAGTTGCAGTCAAGGAGGAGTCAGAAATGGTGCTGCTACACTGTACTATCCCATCTGGCATTTGGAAATTGAGGATCTGATTGTATTAAAGAACAACAAAGGCACAGAGGATAATAGAGTACGTCACATGGACTATGGGGTGCAATTCAACAAATTAATGTACGAAAGACTGATCTCAGGTGGCGATATTACCTGTTTTAGCCCCCACGATGTGCCTGAAATGTTTGAGGCTTTCTTCAACAACCAAGAGCGTTTTAAAGAGTTATATGAGCGAGCAGAACGTAACACCAAGTTAAGAAAGAAAACTTTTAAAGCAGCAGATTTGTTTAGTAGGTTCATGCAGGAACGCAAGGATACCGGAAGAATATATTTGCAGAACGTAGATCATGCCAACACCCACAGTCCGTTTGACGAGATGGTGGCACCGGTTAAAATGAGTAATCTTTGCGCAGAAATAGATTTGCCAACTGTACCATTGAAAGATGTCAATGACGAGGATGGTAGGATCGCTCTGTGTACTCTATCAGCGATCAATTGGGGCAATGTAAAAAGCCCACATGACTTTGAAAAAATGTGTCGTTTGGCAGTACGAGGACTGGATGCGTTACTAAGTTATCAGAACTATCCAATCCTGGCTGCTCGGCTGGCTACCGAGGAGTTTAGACCACTGGGAATTGGTATTATCAATTTCGCCTATTTCCTAGCTAAAAATGATGTTAGTTATAGTGATCCACGTGCATTACCTTTAGTAGATGAGTATGCAGAGGCCTGGTCATATTACTTGATCAAAGCCTCTGCGGACCTCGCGGAAGAACAAGGCGCTTGCACCAGATGGAAAGACTTGAAATCCGCAAAGGGTATATTACCAATAGACACACGTAAACTAGATGTAGACGAGTTAGTGCTATATCAAGAACGTATGCCATGGAAGTCCTTGCGTGAACAAGTACAACGAACTGGTCAACGCAATGCGACATTGATGGCACTGATGCCCGCAGAAACAAGCGCACAAATCAGTAATGCCACTAATGGTATTGAGCCACCGCGAAGCTATGTTAGCATTAAAGGTTCAAAACATGGTCAATTGAAGCAAGTTGTGCCCGAATATCGGCGTTTAAAGAACCGATATGAACTACTTTGGGACCAGAAAAACCCCGAAGGTTATTTGAAGCTGTGTGCGGTGCTACAAAAGTATATTGATCAAGGCATTAGTGTAAATACTTCCTACAACCCACAGCACTACACAGATGAAAAGATCCCCATGAGTGAGATGTTACAACATCTCATAATGTGTTACAAATATGGTTTGAAACAACTATATTATTTCAATACCTTTGATGGCCAAGGTGAAATCAATGTAGACAAAATGACTGCTGATATCAAATTAGAAGACCAAGCCGCGCAGGATCAAGCGGATTGTGACAGTTGCGTCTTATGAAGAATTTAAATGATTATAAATCTGAACAATTTTATGAGTCTTTTAAGGATTCTGATATTACACTAAAGGTGACTGAAGATTTTGATTGTTTATTATGGGATAAACATTTTGCTCAGGAAGAGGATCACAATATAACCCCTAGGGAATACCAAGGAAATAGATCATCAATGAGAAAAACTAAATTTTCCATGGTTCCTTTTTATTATCTATTGCCGCTACTAGAAAATAATCCTGCCCAAATTTATGATCTTGGGTGCGGGTGGAATATTTTTAAAAAATACATTCCTACCATAATTGGAGTAGGAGCAGAAGATTCTAAATCTTGTTATTTTTATGGTGACGAATCTGATTTTGTAGATGACAATTATATTAAAAATCATTATAATTACTTCGAGAGTGTGTTTTCAATCAACGCCTTACATTTTTCTCCAATAGAAAACATAAGGCAAAGAGTTTTAGATTTTTCATCCATGGTTAAAACAAACGGAAAAGGGTTTATAGCATTAAACTCCGCTCGTATGATAGAACAATCAGCTGACGATAGGTTTAAAAACGGAACAATTGATATAGATAGATTTGTCCGACAAGAATTAGATAACATGCCATTTCAATATTTGATCTTTGATGTTGATTTTACGGTCATGGACGAGTACATGAATGGCAACATCAGGCTCGTGTTTAAAAATAATAGGAAATAACAACAACAAGGACCTTGTTGTTGTAACTTTACATAAAAGCGGAATTTAACAAATGAGTGTATTCAATATTAATAATAAAACAGATCATACCAAAGCCTTGGCGTTCTTGGATGAATCTGGTGCGGCACCAGTACAGCGTTATGATGTATTAAAATATAGACAGTTTGACAAACTGACAGACAAGCAGTTGGGATTCTTTTGGAGACCCGAGGAAGTAGATGTACTTCGTGATGCCAAAGATTTCAAGGAGTTGACGGAACATGAACAGCATATCTTTACAAGCAATCTTAAACGTCAAATACTTTTGGATAGCGTTCAAGGTCGTAGTCCCAATCTTGCTTTTCTTCCTCTTGCTACCATACCTGAACTCGAGACATGGATCCAGACTTGGAGTTTCAATGAAACCATACATAGCCGTAGCTATACTCATATCATACGCAACGTCTATGCTAATCCTAGTATCGTGTTTGACGAGCTGACAGAGATCCCGGAGATTGTTGATTGTGCTACAGATATCAGCAAGTATTATGACGATCTAATTGACTATGCTGGTTACTACAAACTGTTGGGTTATGGTGTTCATGAAGTCAATGGTAAAACAGTCACCATTGACAGATACGAGTTAAAAAAGAAATTGTGGATATGTTTAAACAGTGTCAACGCACTAGAAGGTATTAGATTCTATGTCAGCTTTGCTTGTAGTTGGGCATTTGCTGAGTTGAAAAAGATGGAAGGCAATGCTAAAATCATCAAGTTGATTGCTCGTGACGAAAATGTACACCTGGGATCCACGCAAACCTTGCTAAAATTACTACCCCAGGATGATCCTGATTATATCTTGATTAGAGAAGAAACTCGTGCAGAATGTGAAGCAATGTTCTTGGCAGCAGCAGCACAGGAAAAAGCCTGGGCACACTACTTGTTCAAAGATGGCAGCATGATTGGCCTGAATGAAGTGTTATTGGGCCAATATGTAGATTGGTTGACCTGCAAACGTATGGCAGCAGTGGGATTAAATTGTCATATCAAAACAGGATCAAATCCTTTACCATGGACACAAAAATGGATTGCTGGCGCCGAAGTTCAGGTGGCACCGCAAGAGACAGAAATTTCAAGTTACGTGATTGGTGGCACCAAACAAGACGTGGATGGCAATACATTCAAGGGATTTAGTTTGTAACGGTATGAACATATTTACTCCAAACAAATATCAATTGTCCACGAAGATATTCGATGCAATTTTTAGATCAACAAGTAAATCCAGAGTAAAATTTGATATTGTTTATGATTTAAATCTAGTTCTGGACGAACCTTACAGAATTTGTTTAGTGGAATACTGGACTTCGGATCCCATCAAGATCATAAGAGACTGGTCGGAACAATATCAAAATTTAGATTTTGGTATATTTGATCTGGTAATTGTTGTTGATTCTTTTTGCAGGAACAATACTGAATTAATACAATCTTTTGTAGAAACAAGAGGAATAAAAAATTATTTGTTACTGACCGAAGACAGTGTGTCAGACATTGATGAAGCAGTATTTTATCCTTATTATTTACTATATGTGATTGACTATAATGAATTCAGCGAATCAAATCATTATTTAGAGAAATCTTTTTTATTTGATGCCTTGTTGGGATCACCTAAAACACATAGATCATATGTGATGAAAAGATTCCAAGACAACGAAAAATTGCTGGCTCAATCAGTTGTTACGTATAGAGACAGTTTTAGATCTGCTGAAGAAAATTCAACAGGCTATGTACAGTCTTGCCGGCACTTGTCGCTGACAGAGATAAGGATCGACGAGATTTGGTTTCCCTATACATCCGCAGGTTATCAATTGGTTGGAAAATACGACACAGTCAATTATAACCCAGCAGCTGAATTAAGCAAACAAACTGTCACGGCATCATTAAAGGCCTCAATTGGCGATATTTTTAAATGGGCTGATAGTTACAATTACGATATATCAAAACACGAGTTAACACAGCTGACAGATTCTATCATAATTGCAGTAATGTCTAGCCAGCTTGCACTACACAGTGTAGTGCAAGCTTGTGTAGCACACCTGGTACCGTGGAAAATCTACGCCAACACCTGGTACAGCATTATCACAGAAACTGAGTGTGAAAATTTTGTTTCAGTGACTGAAAAGATAGGAAGAGTATTTTTCGCCAAGCGGGTGTTTATATTGTTCGGCGCTGTAGGTTCACTGACATTGCTTAAACAACTGGGATTCAGAACATTTGATTGCGTGATTGATGAAACGTACGACACGGTGCAAGATCCTGTGATTCGATGGAAAATGGCATTTGACCAAGTGGAAAAATTAGCCGAACTTGATCCTAGAAAAATTTATGACCTGACTGAAGAGATCAGAGAACATAACTTTAATCGACTGCGTGAGTATTACACGGAAACGCAAAACAAAGTTCAAGATTTAATATGGTGTCATATGGCATATGGACGCAATGCTGTCAGAATGATGCAGGCTTTGCATAAAAAGTAAATCTTAATTCAACAATTACTTAAATACAAAAACAACTAATAAAATATCATGCTTACAATATATTCAAAAAACAACTGCCCTTACTGTGTTCGGGCAAAAACTCTACTAGAAAACAAAGGCGTTTCGTATACTGAAGTTAACATAGAATACGACCAAGATGCTAGACAAATGCTAGTAGATCAAGGTCTAAGAAGCGTACCGCAAATTTTTCATGGATATGAACTAATTCCTGGTGGATTTGATGGTCTCAGTAAACAATCAACAGAATTTTTTAATAAAATCAAAGGACAATAATGTTAGTATCAAGAAAAAAGTACGATCAAGGCGATGTGGTCAGCTTTCGCTTGTCCACCGGCGATGAAATTATTGCTCGCGTGGCCGAAGAAGCCAATGACGAATATGTGTTAGAACGACCTTGCACAGTGCTACCAAGTGCCCAGGGCATGGGCCTGATTCAAACTGTGATGACAGCTGATCAAGACCATAAATTCACTCTCAGCAAGCATCATGTGGTCATGCACGGAATGAGCATTGATGCCATGCAAAAACATTACATCAAGACCACAACTGGCATTGAGCCCATCACCAGAGGCAGCATAATTACCTAATGGCATATACATTATCGCCTACCACACTGGCCCTGATTGCCGAGGATACAGATTTTGCAAGAACAGTAACTATTGCGACTGATCCTGCAGATCCGCTTATCAGCGACATAGTAGTGACCTTGGGCGATAACACAGCCGGCAACATTCTAGTAACGACTGACACTGTGGCCAACACTGTGGTAATTTCTGGCAGGTATAACGATAACTTTGTTAAAATAGTCAATTACCTGGACGCTGAAAAACAACCGCAGACAATCACTTCAAAAACAGCATTTGCAGAATTACCCGTAGGCTACTTGTTGGTAAACGAGTACCTGGCCTCCACGTCAACCAGTGCAACCGCAACATATGCAGTAACAGTAAACGGAGCCAATCTTGGGGTGGTCACACAAGAAATAAATAACAACTACACCCCAGGCCAAACAGCCCTGGTTGCAGCAGTAGCCGGAGCCCAAGTATAATGCCACCAGTCACAAGAACCAATCTAGATGCCAGCACCGGACACGCAGGATACGTGCCACGACCCAACACTCCAAATGGCAGTACAGATGTTTTTGTCAACGGACAAGGAGCAGTACGAGTCACAGACGCTTGGCCTGATCATACCGATCCTGGACCACCAGACACTCACGGTGGCGTTCAAAGTTCAGGATCTGCAACCGTGTTTGTCAACGGTTTGGCCTTGGCCAGAATTGGCGATTCTATCAGTTGCGGCGACGCAGTAGCCGCCGGCAGTCCAAATGTGATTTCGGGCTAGCACCAAAACTATTAGCCATAAACAGCTAATATAACTTGCAAAAAACCAGAATTTATGTTATAATAACATCAGTTATTGGGTTATAGCAGTTGTTTTCTCAAAAAACTTGTAGTTATATAAAACTACACCCTGATTTAAGGAGGAATAAAAATGAAACAATATTTCCCAGGAATGGTTAAATTTGTAACAATTGTATTTGGTATGTGGTTGGCCACAAGTGCCCTAGTAGCAGTTACCAAAAACAAGTTTGAAGGTTTGAAAGCAGAGAAGGCCGAAATGGCCAAAGTAAAAATGGTAACAGCCACGGACCGCGAGCGTCAGTTACGTTGCCTGACTCAAAACATCTATTGGGAAGCTGCCAGTGAACCGTTTGAAGGCAAAGTGGCTGTGGCACAGGTGACCATGAACCGTGCTGCCAGCGGGCAATTCCCAGGCGACGTTTGTGCAGTAGTTTATCAAAAGAATGTTATCTACTCACGTGTGGTCTGTCAGTTCTCGTGGTACTGTGATGGTACCCATAGAGTGAAACCTGTTTACCAACCCTTGTATCGCGAAAGCGAAGAAGTTGCCAAGAAAGTTCTATTGGAGAATTTTCGTTTACCCAGCCTCAAAAATGCCATGTATTATCATGCTGACTATGTCAAGCCCGGATGGGGCAAGACGCCAATTGCCAAAATTGGCCACCATATATTTTATGGTAGTTAGTGGAAAAATTAATGCCAATTTTAACTTCAACACCTAAACTTAAAACGCTAAAAATGCAAACTTCAAACAAAATTGATTTCGATAAAATTAGAACCGGAGTGGTAGATTTTTTTACCACGCACTTCGGCAAAATTTCAGCTGACACAATGGGTTGGCTTGCAGCAATTGCTTTACATGCTGCAACCATTCCCACCTTGTTGGCCTTGCTAACAGGCATGACCGACAGCACCCCCAGTGTGGACGTTGTGTTGTTCATGTGGTTGGGTCTGGTATTTTTATTTGGTCGCGCCGTAATCCTCAAAGACCTGCTGAACGTTGTTACCATTGGTCTTGGCTTTGTTATTCAGGCTGTGCTGATGGCACTGATCCTGTTTAAGTAAATACTGTATTAACGGGAGTAGCAATGAGTAAACGTGTTGAAATTGAAATAGAAGATACCGAAGCAGATTACCAAGACATCGGTGACGATGATTATGGCTTTGTATTTGATCCCGACGGAAACTTAAAATATGCTTTTATCCCAACAATACTGCCAAACAAACCACCAAAGACTATTCAAAAAATAATGAAAGTACTAGGGGTAGTTGATTTACAACAGTTCGATGATGATATCACATTACATTAACCTGTTAAAAACAGGAACAGTGGTTAAATCAAATTGTGTAAAATCTGGATCAACGATTTGATTTCTATAACTTTCGTAATTGTTTATAATATGGCCTATTAATTTGGCAAAAGATTCGTTGTTATGATCGTTTAGGTGACCCGACCGGTTACATAAAATAGGCATAGCACCCGGGCTTCCTGTTTCTAGATTACTTAACATCTCAAAACTAAAATTAAGCAGTACACCATTGGTAAAATGTTTCAAGGATAGATTCCGAGCAAACTCAGTACATGGTAAAAAGATAAATTTAGTATCAGGGTACTGATCAGCTAAGGCCAGGATGTATTTGAGACTCAGTTCATAGTAGAATTGTTGCTCATCTTCTTGACAAAAGTACTTGTAATATAAATCTATACCAAAGCTGATCTCATCAAAGTCAACGTCGGGATCCGCAGAATCAGGCATAGGCCGACGCTCGGCTTTGGCTAGAAAAACAGGTTGAAAATTCTGATGTGGTGTGTACAATCTTTCATACCACGAAAATGTAAAAATAACAACATCGTATGGATTTTGTTTAAATTTTTCTAGATCTTTCTTCCAGGTTGCAATGGCATAAAACAAAGAAGATCCACCTAGCCCAGAACTTAATATCTCAGAATCAAAATCGTCAATTATTCTCGCAGCCCAAGTTTTTAATTCTCTAGGAAAGGCCAAAGGGGTAGCAAGATAATAATCATCATCAAACCATTGCAAATCACAATAGCTGTCGCCGTAGAAACCAATTCTCATAAATATCCTATATCAAGTAGTGTTATTTACTTAAATAAAAAATCAACTTAATATTTCATATTATGATTATTCCATACTCTAATACGTTTGATAAAACTACGGACAGGCACAAATGGGCAAATGATAACCAACATATTTGTTTATTGCCGTATACCAGCCTGCAATATTTTCATTCATCAAAAACAGTGAGTCCGTGTTGCAACCTAGAAAAACCCAAGTTGGGGGATTTTTTAACACCCATACACAAACTTAAACAAGCAATAGAATCTGGCAACACTTACGACAATTGTAAAGCTTGTTATCAATGTGAAGATGCAGGCAAGATCAGCGAAAGAACTAGGTATTTGATTGAATTAAACGACCAGCAGCTGGATAACTTAATTCATAAACAGAAAATTGATCAGGAATTCCATATTCATTGTACATTGTCAAATCTTTGTAATATGGCCTGCCGTAGTTGTAATTCTACCACCAGTAGTTTATTTTCCAAAATTGACATTGGTTACGAAATATTAGTAGATACCATGTCTGATAATACAGCGTATTGGCAATCCCTTCTTGACAGCATTTCTCGAGAAACCCAAATTCACGACTCTGTAAATCTAGTTATATCAGGTGGCGAAGGAATGGTACAATCTGATTTTCATAAAATTGTATCTTGGTTGATTGGGACTGGCATTAGCAAGCAGATTACCTTGACAATTAATACCAATGGATCAATTGACGATGATCGGTTGTTTACGGATCTCTGCAGCAATTTTAAAAGAGTGTCGTTGGCTATCAGCGTTGACAGCATATATGAAAATTATCATTATGTAAGGTGGCCTGCAAACTGGAACAAAATTCATAAAAATTTAAATTCTTTTGTGAGATATCAAAAGACTTTTGAAAATTTTAATTTTTTTCTAACACCAGTTTGGTCAATTAATAATATTTTTTATTTGCCAGCCTGGGTAAAGTTTTTTGAATCTTTTGCTGCCGAGCACAAAATAGACATCACCGCATACGATACGCCACTGTGGCAACCTGAGTGGCTAGATGTTCAAAATTTGCCAGTGTACATTAAACACATTCTACTAGAAAAAATTTCTCTAGTATTATCTAATCAATGGCTAATGCAGAACAAAACCTTTCACGCCAATATCACAAATCTAGTAAACTTATGTATGCAACCAACTACCAATCAATCACTGGTACATTGGAAGGAATATCTGACCTATAGTGCCAAATGGGATGTGCGTACCAATACCAATCTAGCAGAGCACAATGTGTTATTATATAATATTATGAATCAACAAGATAAAGATTTATTTCTATCGCTCAAAAATCATGCCAAGTCAAGATACGCATTTGTTAGTTAAACCAGGATCCGTGTCCTTGCCAAACTAGATCAATGTTGTAGTCTGATCTGACATCGGACTCTGGCCACCACGGTGCATGTGGGTTGTCTGGGCAGGTAAATTTTACTACACAATTGGCTGTCCATTGCCCGTCATTGTTAATTTTAAAATTATATGTGGCGGCAAATTGATCAGCCAACCTATTTCCGTATTCGTTTAGGTCCCATTCGGGATCAAAAGTCACAGTCATTTCCATGGCTTTTTTGGCTCTGGATCTCCATAAAGTACGAATTAATGGCCAAACTTCGTTGACCACAGTCTTAAGAAATACACAATCTAGTGTAGCATCTTTAATGATCTCATAATCAAATTCTTCATACGGGATATCTAGATATTGGCCAATGACTGATATATTAGTTTCAAATTTTACATCATAGGTCTTGCTTAACCGAGAATTTTTATCGCCATCAAAATGAAAGCCCGGCATCTGTTCAATAAAAATATTAAAACTTTTGAATCGTATCAACCTATGAATTTTGGTATTGCCCAGGTCCTTGGTGGCCCAGCCCATGCAGAAATATTTTGGATGTACATTGTAAAAGTCAGGGTCGTCCTGCACTCGTCCAGGACCAATATTCATTGTACCACGGGCCATTGACGTTAGGTTACAGTTTTGTATGCGCCAGGCCAGTGTCATTGTTTTGGCAAAGTCCACGGATTCTTCGTTGAGATAGCACAGCATCCAGTTGGTCTGAGCACCAATGTGTACTGACGCACCGTCGCGCAAGTTCTTTTCCACTTCAGCTATGGTTACGTTTTTACGCATGGCATCAAGCACTCGCTGGCTTCCACTCTCTATTCCGTAGTTCAATGCCATGCAACCACTGGCAGCCAGATCTTTGTAGTACTCTAGGTCCATGCGCTCGTCGCAGCGAGCATACCCCTCCCACTTGATCTTTAGCCCACGTTCAACCACACCCAGTGCAAATGCACGAAGTTCGTTGATGTTTCCGTTTACCAAGCTGTCAATAAACCAAAACACGTTGGTGCCATAGGTACGGTATTGATGTTCGACTTCTTCTAGTATAAACGGCGCCTGTCTACTGCGATACTTCCAGTAGTGTGTTTCCTGACAGAATGTGCATTTGGCCACACAACCACGACTCAGTTCTGAACTGATGGCATTGGGTATCATGTAAGCATTGACGTCAAGATCTGAATAGTCCGGAAACGGCAGCTGATCTAGGTTGATCCTTTTTGTTTTGTCTGCGTTGTATTGATATTCAGTCAATGGGATTCCATTTTCAATATCGTCTAATAATTGCAGCAGCAATTCCTCACCTTCACCTTTGACCACATGATCAAACTCAGGAAACGGCTCAGGGTTCCACTGGATATGTGATCCGCCGGCAATAATTTTTGTATTGGGTAAACGTTCTCTAATTTTTCTTGCCAGCCAAAGAGTAGGAAACACGTTGGTGTAGTACAAACTGAAACCCACAACGTCTGGCTTGAGCTTGATTATTTTTTCAAGGTATTCTTCAAGCACAGGCTCCACATGCCGACTCAGTCTGCGTTCGTACATGTCGTCAAGCCAAAGATAGTCCCTGGACCCATGTCCTTCATAAGGATCTTCGTCTATTACCTTTTTGAGTTTGTGCCAGGTATCCACGTTCCAATCAAACACACTAGTCCGATATCCTGCTGCTCTAGTGACAGCAGCCAATCTTGCAATATTGTACGGAGCAAAGAACACTGCCCATTTGGGCATGAGAATCAATGCAATGTGTGTGTGCCGGGTGACATTTTCAATTTTGACCACGGACAAGTTCTTTTGTGCAGCAGGCATGGCATATTTGAGCATGCCTTTGGCAGTGGCCAGATATTTGTCTTCGGGCATGTCAGGACTGTTAAATTCTTGGTGTAACTCTGCCAACGATTTTGCCATACCGGAATCTACCGGATTGCGCAAGGTTTCTTGTATGTCTTTGTTTGTACGAATCTGAATAGGAATTATTTTGCCGCTCATGCTGTTATTTAAGCAATATTCTCTGGTTGACTCAAAATGCTTATTTTGCTACACTTAGAGCATGAAAAAACCCATGGTATTCTATCTCAAATGGCTTGCTACATTAGTAACCGCCGCTGGCGCTGTTTGCACCAGCATCAACATGTATCCTGAAGGGCCTGCCTTGCTGAATCTGGGGTCTTTTATCTGGCTGATTGTGTCCATTATTTGGCGTGAATGGAGTCTGATTGCAATTAATGCAATATTGCTGCTGATCTATTCTGTGGGATTGATTGTTAAATTAGCAACATAAAAACGGTAGACCAAAAATCGCCATTTTGCTATAATGTATGTACAGTAAATAACAAGGAGCGTAACAAATGACAGAATTCGAAAAAAACTGCTACGGTATGTCCGCAGACGCAATTCGTGAGCAGTACATGAACTGCTTCACAGCAAAGTTCACTGGTATGGAGATGGTAGTGATGGGGATTCTGAGTGATTGTCAGGAAATGATATCCATGAATAACCCCAGCATCCCTTCACCCAACTCCAATGAGTATGTGCGTAAGCAGATGAACATTGCCAAGTTCATCCTGTCGGACATGATGGAAGCTCGGGAGGCAGCGTAATGGAAGATCAAACTTTAATTGATTGCCTGTACGAAGAACTCGTCATGTTGGACGAGCAGGCTGGTTGCTTTGACGAAGTAACTAACCGTTTCATTGATGAGCAGCGTCGTAAACTTTTTAACCAGCTCGTAGAGCTAGAGGCAGCGCAATGAGTATTCAATATATCGCAGATGGTTACAACAAAGACAACCAGCGTGTGGTTCTTTGGAGAACTGGCAACTATCAATATCAGTTGGAATCAGCAGGTACAAACTACGATTTTGAAGCAGAGTATTACGATGCCGTTGCTTTTTTTGAAAAACATGTTGTACAAATTACGGAGACAGCATAATGAGCCAGTTTAAAGAATTGTTCACTGAAATCAGTTGCATGGATTTCAACGGATACACAGTAGAGCAAATTGCAGACATGGTTGGACTCAGCCCATATCAGGTTGAAGCAGTACTTAACCAACTACCGTTTGCAGTTAACCAAGAAGCAGTAAATATCTAATTACGTTTAAGGAAATAGATCAGTGACTCCCAAACAAGAATTTATGTGGGACCATTTATGTAATAACTATCCCAAACTAACACACAAAATGGCTACTGAAATTGCTCAGTCTGATAAACGTTGGTTGCATAGGAAAGCTAATAAATTTCTAGCAGTAGTTAATACTTGGCCTATACAAGATGCTGTTGGTGCCGTGGCCACTTGGTTAACAATTTATAATATTCCACTTGTTCCAAGAAAATTATCAAATTTTGATGCATTTCACGAACGTTGTGGCGCTTATATTCATACGTGTAAAAACATAAAAAAATTTCCCATTATTACCGTTAACAAAGAAACGGCATAACTATTATTATGAAAACGGTAAAACCTATTTTGGTACAGCGCACCCGAGCACATCGTGTGTTGTTTGAAACTGGAAGTCCGTTTCGGAGTCGTACAGTGCAAAACAAAACACGTTATCAGCGTAACCCCAAACACAAGGATCAACGGCATGACACCTGACTACAGACCACGTAATTCTGTACCCATGAGTTTTAACCGCAAACGCCAAATCATTGGCAACATTGTAGAAGATTTACACGATCAATATTTTGACATGATCGAACGAGCATTGGCGCATAGCGACATGCAGCATGCCAAAGATGTGATCATGCATGTGAAGGCCTTGTGATGAACATTGAACAAACTGTAGAAGCAATTCTAGAAGAACGCATAAGTGTTGATCAGCTGGATGCAGAAACCATGGAAGAAGTGGTAGAATACTTGGCCGAAGCAGCAGATGCCATGCTTGATGGCCCGCATGACGATGCTGCTCGTGCCATGTTGGATATTTTGGATCTGATCGGCGATGAAGCCGAGCATCGTATCATTGCCATGGACACCGCAGATTTTGAATTTGAAATTGAAGCCAGCGTCGAGCGTGGTAACACCTATTTTGAATTGGCAGAATACGTGGTACAATAAATTTGTGTGCAAGGTAGTACTCTAAACCCGCCTCAGCGGGTTTCTTTTTGCTAAATACTCGTATGAAGATCACAGATATTATCCGCAGCGTACTGGACATTGTTGACGGGGCACAAGCACCTGCAGAGCCCGTGGTTGCTATCAAAATCACTGCCGAGCCCGAAGCCGACCTAATGGACATGCAACGTCTTGCTGGCATACTGGCAGACCCAGAATACGCAAATGAACCCAATACAGTTGTTGCTCCAGTTGCAGCAGCATTTCCTGCAGGTGATGATGTACATCACAGTAAGAATCCCGCAGATATTAGAACCAATGCACCCAGCATGTACCCAAGCTGGCAAGCTACCAAATAAGGAAAACCAATGAGCCAATATTACACAATACAAACAATTGACGGCGCAGATACCGCAAAATATCAAACACTACAAACCACTACTAGTGCTACTGTCAGTTCGGTGTTTACTTCTAGACGCATTTTAATTACCACAGGCAATCTAGCCCAGAGTGTGCAATTTGGTACAGCACCCAGCGTAACTACCAGCAATGGATTTGTTATACCAAGTAATACCACAATGATCTTTAATTTCAAAGCTGGTAACAAGGTTGCTGCTGCCAGTACTGCTGCTAGTCAGATGAGCATACTTGATCTAGACTAAGAATGGGATATACCCCACCATCACCGGGTAGAGGCGACCGTAGATTAAATACCACCAACTACGATCATCCTCAAGAAACCAATCTCCTTAATATCCATAAGGCCATGGCCTACAATGATGCTGGAGAGCCTCACGTCCGTGTTAGTCTCGGCAGTGACAACATTACTATTACAGGTGATGTAAATCTACTTGATACGGTCACAGTTACATCAACTCCTGAAGCTCCTGTCCACACGCATATAACAGAAGTTGGTACCAGCGGCATACTTGCTGTACCTTATGTGCCTATTCAAGGCACAGTCAGCATTGGCTCAGACGGCACAGTTAGTTTATCGGCAAACACATTGTCAGCATTGGAAAACACCACTGTTACTATTAGTGGAACTCCTACCGTCAACATCGGCACTATGCCTGAAGTAGAGATTAAAAACGACGCAGGCAATCCAATAACAGTTACAGGCAGTGTGACTACTATTGGTGGTAGTGCTCAAGGTAAACTATGGACCATGCAAGTAGCACAGGGATTGATTGCCGGACATACTGTAGAACAAGTCACAGGATACAATCCTGCTACATCAGCAGGTGATGCTGTATGGTCAGGTGGAACAGCATATCCGTGGAGTAGTTTTGTCACAGCACAAACTCTGTATCTAAAAAGTTCTACCAACAATGCAACTGACAGAAGTATGCCATTTCTTATTGACGGATTGGATTCTAGCTATAATAATCAAACCGAAGTGGTGACACTAAATGCTTCGGACTCAAGAACAGCAGTCGCATCAACCAAACAATTCTTACGTATTCATAACATATCATGTAATAACACAGAAACTAACGTGGGTGACATTCTTACAACTGTTACCTCAGGTAGCGGCACATTGGTTTCTAAAATATCAGCAGGTAGAGGCAGTGCTAGAGCAGGTGTGTATACCATACCCGCAGGTTATACTGGATACTTGTTCAAAGGTGATGCCAGCTCAACAGCGGCTACTGTGGTAAACTTTATGGCTCGTTATTTTGGTAAAGCATTTATGGTTGTTCACGTGGCCATTGTGGACAACAGCACTTACATCTACGATTTCCCATTCCCGATGCCATTGCCGGCAAAGACTGATGTGTATACTACTATAGAAGCAGGGTCAGGTAAAACGGCTGTGAACTACGAGATACTGTTAGTAGCTAACTAATATGAGTTTCCTAGTAGCCAACCTTCCACCCGTACATTGCTTTGTGCGTAGAGAATTCCTCTATGATTTTAAAAGCGGCCACGGTGAGTACGAGCCCTGCATATGGGTATCAATCAAAAGCCTACGCAGCCAAGCATTTCGTATAGAAGCCTACTTGCCACGCTATGGTGCCTTATATGAAATAGACTTTAGCCAACAGTTGGGCAGAACTATAGCGGGTGTGTCAGACATATGGTGTTTGGCAGCGTTAGCCACTACCAACAACGATGATGCTGTGGGCATTGTAAACTGGCAGGAGCATAATTAATTGGTTTGGTTAGAAGATTAAATCAAAACAGTTGACCCGCCAGCAATAAACTGCTATAGTAACCACACTATTCTAAATAAATACTGACTATGATATTCGGTTACTTAATGATGGTAATTGCCATCACCATTAGTGCAATTGCTGCCTGGTATTCAGTTGAAGGCCTAACAGCCATCTTTGCCGCAGCCGTGGTGCCTGTTATTATCATGGGCGGTGCACTAGAAGCTGGTAAAATTACTGCCACAGTTTGGTTGCATAACAACTGGGCTAGAATTTCGTGGGCATACAAAACCTATCTTATTCCGGCCATTGTGTTCCTGATGCTGTTGACCAGTATGGGCATCTTTGGATTCCTAAGCAAAGCACACAGTGACCAAAATCTAGTCAGCGGTGATGCAATGAGTAAAGTTGCCATCTACGACGAACAAATCAAAACCGAAAAAGACAACATAGACGCAAACAAACGAGCATTACAACAAATGGATGCACAAGTAGATAGCTTACTTGGTCGTACAGATACTGAACGTGGTGCTGAAAGAGCTGTGCTGGTACGTAAACAGCAGGCCCGGGAACGTTCCAGTCTACAAACAGAAATTGTCACAGCACAAAAGAAGATTGCCCGACTACAACAAGAACGTGCGCCATTGGCAGCAGAGTTTAGAAAGATCGAAGCCGATGTTGGTCCAGTAAAATATATTGCAGCCTTCGTCTACGGTGACAATCCGGATGCTAATGTATTGGAACGTGCTGTGAGTTGGATCATTATTCTTATTGTTATAGTTTTTGATCCATTGGCTCTATGTTTAATTCTAGCATCCAATAAACAACTAGAATGGGCAAGAGAAGATAAAGTTCGGGCACACAATGAGGAAGAACAAACTGTTCCGACCGTGGCTGCGACTGAAGAACCACCGGCCGAGTCGCCACCTCATTACGAACCCGACGATGCTCCTTTAACTGAAGAACAGTTAGAGCAGATACGAATTATTGCTGCCAATGCTGCTGTAGACCAGTTAGAGCCGGCTGAGCCTGTGACCGAAGTCATTGAACCAGAGGCAATTCCAGAGCAGATCCAAACTGTTAACTTAGATGAAACGCTGCCGCAAGTTGAAGTCACACAACCGCCAGCTCAGGACACGGTATCGGCCACCGAGGCGCTACCACCTGAAGAGCCTCTTCCTGTTGATGTATTCAACACCCCAGTTCGACGCGGTGCAGATTATGCTGTCAGATATCGTGGCAAGGTGTATAACCTAGATGCATTTACCAAGTTGCATCCGGACTTGTCCATACAAGCAGATAACCAAAAAGCAAGTGTCACTGCTGGTCAATGTGGATTCGGGGATGCATTTCCTGCTGCACCTGCCAAAGGCGATATGTTTATTCGTACAGATTACTTGCCTGAGCAATTGTACAAATGGAATGGATCCAAATGGATTGAGATAGACAAGAATTCAACTGATTCCTACACTTATAACCAGGCATACATACAGCACCTGATTGCCAAACTGGAAGCTGGTGAATACGAAATTGAAGATCTGAGTGCTGCTGAACAGTCACAGGTCGAACAACAAATTGAAGATATTTTGAAGAAAAATGCATAGTAACTTTATAACTCCTCCGGACTTTGTAGATGATGATTTGCACACTGTCACTGTGGTTGATGCCACAGTTGATGAAGTGGAGCTGTTGGCCAACATGTGCAAAGTCAGTCCTAACGTGTACAACATATACCTGTATCGAACTGAAATGAACGAACTGACCTGGCTTGATCAATCCATTGCCCGGTCAGCAGCGGTCATTGTTGGTAACACTGTGGCTGAGTTGGATTTTTTATACAAACTAGCGAATACCTACTACTACGGTGATGCCACATACCTGACCCCGGCCACCAAAGTAAACAGTGTACTAGATTATTTTGGTTTGCAGAACCAAACCAAATAAATATTCAACTATGGCATATTACGAAAAAAGAAACAAAATCACAGGGAACTTAGTTGTTGTGGGCAACGACAATGTGGAAAAAGCTCTGCGCAAATTCAAAAAGAAAGTGGCAGATTCTGGGTTGTTGCAAGATCTGCGTGAACGGGAAACCTACGAAAAACCAACCACACGCAGGAAAAAAGCCAAGGCCGCAGCCCGTCGTCGCTGGAAAAAGAAATTGTCCGACCAACAATTGCCAAAAAAATTGTTCTAACGCAAAAAGTTTGTTATAATACAGATATAAATACATGTGTGGGATGCTTCGGGCTCATACTAACAACTTGCTTAATTTAAGGAGAAATTAACATGTCTAACCGTATTATTGGCATAGATCTCGGAACTACAAATAGCTGCGTAGCAGTAATCGAAAATGGCCAACCTAAAGTAATTGAAAATTCAGAAGGCGCACGTACTACGCCCAGCGTGGTTGCCTACACTGCAGAAGAAATTATTGTCGGCGCTGGTGCAAAGCGTCAAGCAGTTACAAATCCAAAAAGTACTATCTATGCTGCCAAGCGTCTAATTGGACGTAAATTCAAAGAAGAGGCAGTTCAAAAAGACATTGGCCTTATGCCTTATACCATTATTGAAAGTAGTAATGGTGATGCATGGGTCTCAACCGGGGACAAAGAACTGGCCCCGCCCCAGATCTCAGCAGAAGTCATTCGTAAAATGAAAAAGACTGCCGAGGACTATTTGGGACGTGAAGTAACACAGGCAGTTATCACTGTGCCTGCTTACTTCAATGACAGTCAACGCCAAGCAACCAAAGATGCTGGCGCAATTGCAGGACTAGAAGTGCTGCGGATTATCAATGAGCCGACCGCAGCGGCCTTGGCATATGGAATCGATAAAAATGAAAAAGTTGATCGCAAGATCGCTGTGTACGATTTGGGTGGTGGTACCTTTGATGTTAGTATCATTGATATTGCTAACGTGGATGGTGATAAGCAATTTGAAGTACTTTCCACCAATGGTGATACATTCCTAGGTGGCGAAGACTTTGACCAACGCATTATGGATTACTTGATTGACCAGTTTAAAAAAGAAACTGGAGTTGATCTAGCCCTAGACGTTATGGCCCTGCAACGACTCAAAGATGCAGCAGAACGTACCAAGATTGAACTCAGCAGCAGCACACAAACAGATGTAAACTTACCTTACATCACAGCAGATGCCACAGGTCCCAAGCACATGAACATCAAGTTGACCCGTTCCAAACTGGAAGGCCTGGTTGAAGAACTGATTCAACGCAGTATTGAACCGTGCCGTGTGGCCATGCGTGATGCAGGTTGTGTGCCCGGCGACATTGATGAAGTTATCTTGGTAGGCGGTATGACACGCATGCCCAAGGTACAGGAAGCAGTTGAACAATTATTTGGACGGGCACCACGACGTGATGTCAATCCTGATGAAGCAGTAGCGGTTGGCGCAGCAGTACAAGGTGCTGTGTTGGGTGGTAGCCGTAATGACGTACTACTCCTTGATGTAACCCCACTAAGCCTGGGAATCGAAACCATGGGCGGAGTGATGACCAAACTAATCCAAAAGAACACCACTATTCCTACCAAGCATAGTCAAGTGTTTTCCACAGCAGAAGATAACCAGCCTGCTGTGACAATCAAAGTTTGTCAAGGAGAACGTGAACTTGTGCAATATAACAAACTGTTAGGTGAATTCAACTTGGAAGGAATTGCACCTGCTCGACGCGGAACGCCGCAGATTGAAGTTTCGTTGGATGTTGATGCCAATGGTATTCTCAAAGTAAGTGCTCGTGATAAAAGTACTGGCAAAGAAAACAAGATCACTATCAAATCAGATTCAGGTCTAAGCCAAGAGCAGATTGACGAAATGATTCGCGATGCTGAAGCCAATGCTGATGCAGACGCCAAACAGCGCGAATTGATTGAGGCACGTAATCAAGCAGATGCAATTATTCACAAAGTTAAAACTGATCTTGCCGAGGTTGACGGCCAACTTACCGAGGACCAGACGAAACAAATTAATGACAAAATAACGGAACTACAAGAGACGATTGCAGGCACAGACAAGGAAGTGATCACTACCAAGATATCAGAATTGTTTGTGGCCGCCAATGCAATCAATGAAGCAAAAGCAGCAGCCACATCACAGTCTACTACGCCGGCAGCAGATGACACGGTGGTTGATGCTGAGTTTAAAGAAACAAAGTAAAGCATATGCGGTGTAGATGCCCAGGTGGGGTCTACACCCATATAACGTCATAACTTGCTTACATGAAAGGAGAAAACTATGACAACATATATTACAACCTTTGATTTACCTACTATCCATCGCCACGCTGTGGGATTTGATAGACTATTTAACGAACTGGGACGCACTTTTGCCAACAGTAAGGTAGATGGTAATTACCCTCCGCACAACATTGTGCAAATTGATGAAACACATTATGCCATTCAATTGGCAGTGGCTGGGTTCGCTGAGGATGAACTTGATATTGAATTCAAGGACAATGTGCTCACTGTAAAAGGTGAACAGCATCAACAGGACGAATACACTTATCATTATCGTGGTATCAGTTCTCGCGCATTTACTCGTGCATTTCCATTGGCTGAACACATGGAAGTCAAAGGTGCCACTGTGATAAACGGTATTTTGGCAGTCAGCATTGAGCACATTGTGCCCGACGAACAAAAACCCAAGAAAATTGCTATTACGTTTGCAAAGTAATTAGATAAGTAGTATAATAACACGTAAGGGGATTCCTCCCCTTACGCAACTATATAAAATTATGAGTAAAACGGACGTTATTGTAAAACCTCGAGTGCAAACTAAAACGGACATCCAACCTCCAAGTTTGTTTAATGTGATCTATCTCAACGACAATGTTACCACGACAGAATTTGTGATAGAAAGTTTAAAAAATATTTTTCATCACGACGAAGAAACTGCTACAGAAATTACTCAACGCATACATGAACAAGGAAGCAGTGTGGTTAGCACCCTTCCTTATGAAATTGCAGAACAAAAAGGTGTCGAGGCCACAATGCTGGCTCGAACCAATGGCTTTCCCCTTAACGTCAAACTAGAACCAGCTTAATAAATGATATTTAATAAAATCAAAGAGCTTAAGGCCCAGGGTCTTAAGATTGGTATTACCTTCTCAACCTTTGATATGTTGCACGCCGGGCATGTTGCCATGCTGAGTGAAGCAAAAAATCACTGCGATTACCTAATTGCAGGATTACAAACAGATCCCACTATAGATCGTCCGGATAGCAAGAATCCTCCTGTGCAGAGTATTGTAGAACGACAGATACAACTTAGTGCCACACGTTTCGTAGACGAAATAGTTGTGTACCAGACTGAACAAGACCTTATTGACCTCTTGCTCATATTGCCAGTTGATGTTAGAATACTGGGTATAGAATACGAAAACAAAGACTTTACTGGTCGCGGTGAATGCTGTGAGCGTAATATTGAACTGGTGTTTAACGGACGCGATCACTCATTTAGTTCTAGTAGTTTACGTAAACGTGTTGCAGCAGCCGAAGCCCATCGAGCATTGAAAGGGTAGTAATGGACTACAAAAGTGCCGGAGTAGATGTTGAATTAGCAGACCAATTGGTAAAGTATCTAGGTATGTCTGGGTACGGTGCTGTGATTGATCTTGGTGGTGTGAAAGTTGTGTTATCAACAGATGGAGTTGGCACCAAACTGCTGGTGGCAGAAGCACAGAACAAGTTTGATACCATTGGTATAGACTTGGTTGCCATGTGTACCAATGATGTATTGTGTCAAGGCGCCAGACCACATAGCTTTTTAGATTACTATGCAACTGGTAAGTTGGATTTAGCAAAAAGTAAAATTATCCTGGATGGTATCATACAAGGGTGTAAACTTGCTGGTTGCAAACTAGTGGGTGGTGAAACTGCAGAGATGCCCGGAGTATACAACGGTAGTCAATTTGATCTAGCTGGCTTTTGCATGGGTGTGGTAGAAAAAGATTTACCCCAGTCAGTCAAGAGTGGTGATCTATTGGTGGGAATCCCCAGTAGTGGTCCACACAGTAATGGATTTAGTTTATTGCGTAAACTGTTACCAATTGACGAAATTCCGTTGACCCCTACCAGAATCTACACCAATGAGATCATGGACAATCTGGCCTATATCAAGGCCTGCAGTCATATCACTGGTGGCGGCATTCATGGCAATCTACCCAGAGTATTAAATGGACATGACTATAAATTGAATATTGACTTACCTGCTGACAGTTGGTGGCAAGACCTATTTGAACGTAGCCAGCTATCAAAACACGAATTTGAAAGCACATTCAATTGCGGATGGGGCATGATTTTGGTAGTTGATGATATCAGTAACTTGAATATCAAAGATGCACAATTAATTGGTCAAGTACTTTAAACGGATACTGTCATGGACATAATGCTAGATATAGAAACACTTAGTACCAGACCGGAGAGTGTGATTCTTACCTTGGGAGCAGTCAAGTTTGATCCGTTTGGTGACAAAGTAGACACTGACACTGGACTTTACATCAGATGCGACGTGGATGAACAAATTGCGCTGGACCGGCACATTCAACAAGAAACTGTTGACTGGTGGGGTACACAGCCCGAGGATGTTAGAGAAGAAGCATTGGGAGAACATGATCGTACCAGCATGAATGAAATGCTAGATCAGCTGAATCGGTTCTTGGTTGGTTCTGGCAACATTTGGTGCCAAGGTCCGGCGTTTGACATTGTGATACTAGAAAACTTGTATAGACAAATGCAACGTCCAACCCCGTGGCAGTTTTGGCAAATTAGAGATAGTCGTACCCTGTTTGGTGTACACGGTGATCCTAGGGAGAAAGGTAGAACTGGTGCACACAATGCTCTGATTGATTGCTATTATCAGGCACAAGCGGTGCAGCAGGTGTATAAACAAGTGGGCATAAAGAAAAGGGCATAATGGATATTATATTTTCAAGACAGGTAGCAGAAGAATTAGCAGAAAAATACACAGTACTAGAACTTGAACCACACAGTGCAGGTGAAGATATTTTAGAAACTTTTTGTGTGGTACCCAGCGACAAGATTCCCATTGCCGAAGTGGTCATGCTAGACCATTGGAAAAAGCTGCACGGCGAGTTTGTTCAAGCAAACAAAGACAAAAATGGTAAATTGTGCAAGGATCTACTAGAGCATCTAACAGGCAAATGGGGCAGCGAACTTGACGAATACTACCAAATAGTTTGCGCTCGATATAACTAATTATTTTGTCAACGATTCGTTCATATATACTATATATGAACAAATTACTGGCTGCTATCCTACTAGCAACATCTTTAGTAGCCCATGCAGAATTGCACGAACGTACCGTAAAAGTAGTGTGTGGTTCGCAGGAAGAGTTTCTTATGACTGCCAAAAAATACGAAGAAATTCCGTATATTGCAGGCGTTAATCAAGACCAACGTACTATCACAAGCCTGTGGGGTAATATGCAAACAGGAACCACAAGCTGGATAATGCACCTAAGTGACACAGACGAATGGTGCATGATCGGAGTAGGCTCAAAAATTATAATACCAGAGTCCAGTCCATTTCAAAACGTACCTGTTGGAAAAAGAATTAAACTAAACTAAACCTGGACTGGATCCAGGTTTTTTTATGAATTAAAGGAGCACACAATGAGTTGGTTTGCACACAAACCCCCTAAATATCCGCCACCGGCGCCAGGGCCAACCCACCCTCCCGCCAGAATCTAAATAAATACTATATTCAATAATCGCTGGTTCCATCAATTAAAATTATAAAGGAATCAAGGATAGATGGATCCAATCACCGCTTTTGCAATGGCACAAGGGGCTTTAAAGGCCATTAGATCCGGTGTGGAATTTTACAAGGAATGCCAATCCGCTGCGGCTGATGTGTCCGACATCACCATGGAAGTGTCCGGGAACATCGGCAAGTTCCTGGATGCCAAGGGTGTAGTACAAGAAGCTGCTGCCAAAGCCAAGAAAGAAAGCGAAGAAAACTTTGATCCCAACAAGGTCAACAGCCAGGCCCTGAACAATGTCATGATGGAAATGCAGTTGGCCAACGCCGAAAAAGAACTGCGTGAAATGTTGGTGTACGAAACTCCTGGACTGGGCGATATTTGGTCAAGATTCAGCCAAGAAAGAGAAAGACTGTGGGAGTTACAGCAACAACACCAAGAAGAACTGGACCGCCAGTCCAAACAAGCACGAGCACAGGCACTGCAAAAAGCAGCAAGACGTAGACGACAACTGGAGCAAATCTGGCACGATGCGCATTGGATGGTAACGGTTGTGGCCATAGTGCTAGTATACGTGGGTGCCATGTACATGATAGTACAAGATAGAAAAGTGCAAAATCCTGAACTGGGCACTTGTTTTATACCCAAAGGAGCACCAGGCTACGAATGGTACAGTACTCTAAGATGGGTTGACTGCACAACATAACTGTAATAAATATTATTTTAGGAACATTAAAATGAAATCCTTTTTATTAACAGCGTTGCTGTGTTTTTCCGTCACAGCCACAGCCAAAGAATTTAGATTGCAGTTTTCCGATCCCACCCAAGTTGTAGTCAATGACAGCGACTGGGTCAAGGTATCACACAACGACATATACGATCTTTATATATCTCAGGATGCCATTGGTACCAACGAACAGTCGCCCTATATACACTCCATGGTGCTGTTTCATGACACACCTGGCACCACATTCAACAACATAATTGGTCCAGTCAAGCGTATTTTTACATTTGGTAACCTTGATTGCCGGCAAGGGGTACTGACACTATTGAACGACTGGTTTGTTGACATAACCAATCAAGTAGTGTATACTCAGAGTCATGCACCGGGAGAGTATCTTACTGAGGTACTAACTAATCACACACCACGGAACGATGCGTACAATGCAATCTGCAAAAAAGGTACCTAATGAAAATTGATACACGCACTGTCAAGAATTTTTTATCTGATGAAGAATTAGATATTATTGAACAACATGTTTTGGCAACAGATAATGTGCATTTAAACTATAATCCTGACAGAGAAAATGACAGTCAAGAAGTTTTTTCCGGAACATACTATTTGTTTGATTACTACGAAGAAAAGAACAAGATAGTTAAAGAAATATTACAATCAAAGTTTGAAACACAGTTTGGAAAAGATTTACACATACAACAAATTCATATATTTGATTCCGTTGATCCATACAATATTCACAGTGATGTAGACAGCGGCGGAGAATTTTTGCCAGGACATGTACATGCATGGACTTTTATAATTCCTTTATTTGATGTTGACAGTCACACTATCGTGTTCAATGAGGGCAGTGAAACAAAACAACCACAACACTACATTGAAGCAACACCACCCGGCGAGTCCATGTTAATTGATGACCCGACTTATAAAAAATACTTGTCACATACTCCACATGACTGGTACAGATGGCTATCTATAGAAGATATCTTTAAGTGGGAGAGAGGTGCTTTATTTGCCGCCAGCAGATTTAAGTTTCATACTAGCGACAATTTTTTAGCCAATGGTGTTAAAAGTAAACGTGCAATAATTGCTTGGACTAGTTTGCCATCTTAATGATACAAAAATTTTTAACATTGGCGATTTTAGTAATCGCGTGTGGTTCCTCTGCCCACGCAGAAATAAAAGCCAAGTCCTGGTTGATAGCCGATGGCGACGGCAACCTACTAGAACAAGAGAATATCAACGTGGTACAGCCAATTGCGTCAATTACCAAATTAATGACAGTGATGGTGGTGCTAGACAGCAACGACAATTTGAACGAAATTGTAAAATTAAAAAAGTTCAAAGGAGCCAATCTAACAAGGCATCAGCTGATCAATCTAGCAATCATTCATTCAGACAACGCTGCTGCTGACATGTTGTGCAAAGCGTACCGTAGAGGCTATGCTGCATGCATTGAAGATATGAATCACAAGGCCAAAATACTAGGAATGATTCAAACAGAGTTTCGTGACAGTACAGGACTGGATAATAGAAATGTTAGCAGTGCTGCGGAATTGATCAAGCTCTTGCAAGCAGCAGAACGTTATCCAGAGATAGTAAATGCCAGCAACCAAACTGTAGTTGAACTGGTCAAGAAGAAAAAAGGCAGATGGCGATTTAATAATACCAATCCGCTGGTGGCAAAATACAATGTCATTGTGAGTAAAACAGGATATGTGCGAGCCAGTGGCGGGTGTTTGGTCATGAGTGCCTATGTGCAAGGGAAGAAAAAATTATTTGTGGTACTTAACAGTAAAACTACTCGCACACGAATACATGACATGGAGACTTTGATTTTATCTGCAATTGGCCAGAATTGACATTCACTTCAGTAGAATTTTTTTAACTTGGCTAAGATTAATATTGTCTGATAGAATTTGAAATTTTTTGTCTGTGGTTAACTTAGACTGTTCTGTACACATTCTAAAATTATCAATCATTTCGTCAACTATGATATTTTTAAAATTGCCATAAAAATGTTCTTTATTAAATTTAAGTATTTCATGCATTTCTTGGTACATGATCAATAGTTCTGACATTGACTTGCGACACAGTTTCTCTATTTCGTCTACTACTTTTTGGAGTCTGACGTCAGGATCCATTTCGTTATCGTAGCTTTCGTCGATCCAACGATCAAAAGTTTTAAACCCGTAACTTTTAAGATATGACAGATTTCCTTGAGTTGATAGTAATATAAAAGGTCTTTCAAGCACTATTGGTTTAAATATTTTTTCAGTCAGATGAAGCTTTTGTTCATAGTATACTGTTTCCGTTACTATATGCCACATACTTTTTAAACTTTGGTCTGTTTTTTTGTTGCCCGGTGCGCAATTAAGTATAGGATTACTGCTGTTATCCAACGGTGATACACTTGCATGAAATAAATTGTTATTTTTTGTGTGTTTATCTTCAATTGACAGGTACAGGTGTTTGTAAATGATGGTTCTGGCAGATTTGCTCAACAATGAATTGTTGTTAAAAATCTCTTGTTTAACAAGATTTCTAGATAATAAGTCGGCTTTGACATGTCCATATTGGGTTAATTTTCTGCTGTTTAATTCAGCTAACAAATGCAATCTGTAGTTTCTTTTTTTTGTTAATATATGATTAAATGTAATAAATACTTTATCAAATTCTGTTGTAGTGCAATTAAAATATTCGAAGTCTCTAAACCAATCTAGAGAAACAAATCCGTGATAAAAAAAGTACCAATTGTTACATCCTAGTGTGTCTAACATACTGTTTTTCAGCTGACTTTTTTCGGAATTAGCAATAATGTGTACCTTATTCAAATTTTGAGCAGCGTTGGGAAATCTTTGGTAATACCAATTAATAAATTCGTTAGAATCATCATTGTTTATAGGTTCTTCGTGCCACCAAAAACAGTGCCCATTAATCTCATTATTCTTTGGCCATGGAGAATCAGAATTTCTACAAAGATCACGGATCTTTGTAGAGTAGTGAGGATCAAATTCTATAGATACAATTCTATTAGGATAGATAAGAAGTTCGTTAATTAATTTTAGAAAATAACCCGAGGATATCATAGTATGAAAGTTGGTTTTATAGGCTTAGGTAAATTAGGATTATCATGCGCAGAAGTAATGCAAAAAGCATATGATGTAACTGGTTATGATATTTACCCAAGATCAAGTACACAAATTAAAATATCTGATAGTCTGCGCGGTGCAGTTGTTAACAAAGATATTATTTTTGTAGCAGTACAAACTCCACACGATCCTGCATATGACGGCAGTCAACCAATTACTCATTTACCCAACAAAGACTTTGATTATTCTATAGTTAAAGACGTGCTAAAACAAATTGATATTTGGGCCGGTCCTGAGCAACTAGTAGTTCTTATTAGTACTGTGCTGCCAGGCACGGTTCGTAGGGAACTGCGTGAGTGCTTGACACATGCACGTTTCATTTATAATCCGTACCTTATTGCCATGGGCAGTGTTGAATGGGACATGGTCAACCCTGAAATGGTCATAATTGGTACCAAGGACGGTGACCAAACTGGTGATGCAAAGTTGCTCATTGATTTTTACCAGCCATTGATGGAAAATGATCCACGTTATGTTGTTGGTACCTGGGACGAAGCAGAGTCAATCAAGATATTTTATAACACATTTATTAGCACAAAAATTGCACTAGTCAACATGATTCAAGATGTAGCAATGAAGAACGGCAACATCAATGTAGATGTGGTCACTGACGCATTGTCACACAGCACCACTCGTATCATGAGCAGCAAGTACATGACAGCAGGCATGGGTGATGCCGGACCCTGTCATCCTAGAGACAACATTGCACTGCGTTGGTTGGCTGAAAACTTGAGTTTAGGGTATGATATATTTGATACCATTATGAATGCCAGGGAAGTACAAGCAAAAAATCTAGCACGTTTTTTATTTCAAAAACAAAAACAGTACAACTTGCCCATCTATATACTGGGCAAGTCATACAAACCTGATGTGGATATACTGGACGGAAGCTACAGTTTACTAATTGGGCACTATTTAGAAACCATGCAGGCCAAGTTTTATTACATAGATCCATTAACTGGTGATGCGCCACCGTTTGACAACGTGCCGGTAATTGCTTTTTTAGCACACAACAGAAACATAACTTACGGATACACCGGAGAGCAACAGGAACAAGAACTATATGTTGAGCTTGATTCCGGCAGTGTAATTGTTGATCCTTGGAGACAATACACCACACAAAAAGATTATAAGGTGATACATTATGGCAACACACGACTCGTTTAATATTGCCCCATTCTGGGACGATGAATACAAGAACTTGGCATACAAAAAAGAACAATTCAATGATCCTGGCACCATGATTGAGTGGGAGGATCAAGGGTTCCGTGGCCCATTTGGAGGCCACATGTGCGACATGCGCGATCCGCAACCGGCTTGGAATTCGCAGTTTGTGGACTTCTTTGCCACATATGAAAAGTGGAAAAACATAGGAACCAGTTACTATCGCATGGATGCTGGCAGTATGCTTCCAGAGCATGTGGACACATATCGTAGATATATTGATCTGTTTGATCTTGCAGGCAAAGAGAATACCATACGTAGAGCAGTGGTGTTCCTGGATCACTGGCATTCAGGACACTATGTTGAATGTAACAAACAAGGTTATACCAATTGGGTCAAAGGATTTTGTCTGACATGGGATTGGGATAGCCCACATATTGCTGCCAATCTAGGAACAGTTCCTAGGTATACCTTGCAAATCACCGGGCATGTATGATATCATCGTTCAATGAGTGGGATCAGTTAAAAGAAATTGTAGTAGGCACAGCAGACTTTGCCAATTGGCCCACAGATGATCCTGTGTTTGCTCAAGAAAGTGAAAAAACCACCTGGACAGAAACTCCAGTACCCAGTGGTCCAGTGCCGGACTGGATCATTGACGAAGCCAACCAAGACCTTGATATACTGGCAGATACATTGGAAAAACTTGGGGTGATTGTGCATAGACCAATGCCAATTGATTTTCAAGCTCGTGATGGCATGTACAACTATTGCCCACGTGACAGGCTGTTGGTTTATGGCAACACCGTGGTGGATCCGGCCATGATGTATCCTTGCAGAGACATGGAGTCAGAAGCATTAGAACAGGTTATATATCGTGCTGATACAGTATTAAGAATGCCAAGAGATCAAGGCATGGTACTAGATGCTGCCAATGTGTTACGCCTGGGTGACACCATGCTGTACTTAGAAAGTGCCAGTGGCAACAGTCGAGCATATTCCTGGTTGTGTAAACAGTTTCCTGATGTTACAATAGAACTATGCAATTTTTACGCAGGTGTGCATATTGATAGCACCATAGTTCCGTTACGTGAGGGCTTGGTGTTGGTCAATGCTGATAGAGTCAGTGAAAATAATTTACCCAAGGTATTTGATCAATGGGATATAATTTGGGTCAATGAAGTGGTTGCACAAAGTTTTTATGAGTATCCTTATGCCAGTAAATGGATAGGGCTAAACATGCTGGTAGTCAATCCCACTACAGTTATAGTAGATAGAAAACAAGACGTGCTGATACAGAGACTAGAACAGCAGTACAATTTTACAGTTGTTCCTTTAGAACTAAGACATAGTCGTACTTTGGGCGGGGGATTCCATTGTGTGACACTTGATATAGTACGTGAACTCAATAAATAACTTACTAATAATAAAAAGGTTTATATGAGTTTTGAAAGTTACACCAATTGTATATTACGTGCATTCCAGGCGCACCCTAGACCAGCAGATATAGTTAAACGCAAACAAGAAATTCTAACTGGGGTTGCCGGGTATCATAATTTTACTCCCGACTCAGTGTTATATGTTGGGTTTAACCCAGCTATTCTGGCCGAAACTGCATCTGATATTTCTGTTACTGCTGTGAGCCAAGATGTTTGTGATTTCTTACACAGCAACGGAATCAAGTTTTCTTATATTCAAGACTTGAGCAAAGTTACTACAAAATTTGAAACAGTAATAGCATTAGATGAGTATTTTACCTTTGCAGCGTCAGACATTGAGCAAAAAAATAAAGTTGCAGAGATTTGTAACCTGACCTCTGAATATTTGATAACTACTTGTAAGGACTACAAGAATCAAGATTTTAAAGATAGAGAATTTTCAATACCGGCTCTGGTCCGGGGCAATACCGGAAATTCAGTTTATTTAGAATTTCATGATCATGACTTGCAGGACAGAAACTCCTGGCAGACTCAGGTGTATGAAATAGTAAACAATCAGTTAAACACAGTGGGACCATTTGCCAGACGTGCTATGTTTTTCAAACAACTGGCAAAATTTAGCAGTGATGCAGGTGCAGTAGGGTTTAGCGTACACAAAAATTTAATGTACAAAAGTTTAATCAAAAAGAATTACGAACACGTAATTAGCATTCAATTCGAAAATGGATTTTAATCAACACTTAGAAAAAATTGTAGAAGGCATTATAGCAGATATCGTTTCGAATGTAGCTGTTCAAATTGATTCTACTATTTCTGGTCTGGTCAATACCAGACTCAATGCTTACGATTACAGCTCACATATCAAAGACGCGGCTGCCGCTGCATTTGATAAGCGTGTTGCTGAATACCAGATTGACCCACGAAAACTTGAAAGTCGTATTGTAGAAAAAATCAATACCACAATTGAACAGGTACAGGCCAACACAGCCGGAGTCATTGCTGCAGCAGTAGATAAACAAATTGCATCTACCAACTTCCAACGTGCAATGACTGACGCAGTTGGTACTGTCATATCTGACAGACTACAAGAATATATCTTTCCTGTCAACAGCATAAACGGAAACGCTATCAGTTACAGTGACTTTAAGTTGAGCGGCGACTGTGTCAATGGGGGGATAATACAAAATTTTGGCAGTACTGGAATTGACGACAGAGCAACTGCAATCGCACTCACAATTTTAGATGATGCCACTGTGGTTGAAAATAATCTGTTGACCAAAGACCTAACAGTACAAGGACAAATGACGGTCAATGGAGAGTTGGTGGTTAACGGCAGTGTACCGCCAGGCAGTGAGTTTTACAAACAACTGGTTTCAAGTGTGGCAGCTTCTACTTTGGGTAATCTAGATACTGTGTTGTTTGATGGGTATAGTTCTATTATTTTTGATAAAATTAGAAACCAAGGCCTAGATTTAAGCAAAATCACCATCAACAACAACGAAATCATCAATGATAACAAACTTGGGTCCAGTATCACAGAAAGCAATTTACAAAAATTAGGCCAGCTTAGAGAATTACAAGTGTCCGGCGAAACATTATTGTCTGAGACATTGTATGTGTCGCAGCACCGCGTGGGTATCAACACCATCGAACCATCAGGTGCGTTGTCTATATGGGATGACGAGATTGAAATAATTGCACAAAAACGTCAAAAGGATACCGGAAGTTTTGGTACTCCAAGACAACAGGCAATGGTGTTGTTTGCCAACAACAAAGACAACATAGTACTAAATGTTGATGGATCTGCCAGCATCAAAGATCTACGTGTGGGCAGTACCAGATTTACCAGTGGCGATCAGCCTCCTAACTATGTCAGTGATCGAGGACATATTGTCTGGAATTCCAATCCCAACCCTGGTGGACCAATTGGTTGGATCTGTCTTGGCGCCACAAATTGGGCCAACTTTGGCATTATTGATTAATGTTGCGAGACAACTTTTGCTCTAGTCCCTGGTTCCATACCAGACTGACTTACAGCGGTCTATATGAATCATGTCGTTGGGCAAAAAATCCTGTTAGGGTAGCAGCAGGGTCTATACTAGAGTTCTACAACAGCACACAAATGCAATCTCTTAGAGAGCAACTACTACGTGGCGAAAAACCCGCACATTGCGACTCTTGTTATTACGAAGAATCGTTTGGTAAATTAAGTGCAAGGCAACGACAACTAAACAAAAGTGCAATCAATCTTGAAGAATTTGAACTCACAACCCGCAGCAGCCCACATTACAAACATTTTGAATATAGTTTAGCAAATCATGGATTAGCAGACTTGGCACCAGTTGACTTGCAAATTGATCTAGGTAACACCTGTAACAGTGCTTGTATCATGTGCCATCCAGTTGCCAGCAGTCGTCTTGAAGCAGATTATCAAAAGCTCAATCAGATCAATCCGGATCTGTTTAAAAAACTGGAACCATATATACCGTGGACTAAAGATCCAGAGCGAGTAGAACAGTTTGTCACAGAACTAGCATCAATACCAAACTTGCGATACATACATTTCTTGGGTGGCGAAACCTTGTATGATCCGGCATTTTATACCATATGCAATAAGTTGATCAAACATGGTTTAGCTGATCGTATCATTATAGGTACAACCACTAATGGTACAGTATATAATAATCAGATTGAAGAGTACATTCAATGCTTTAAACAATTTCATTTGGGTATCAGCATTGAATCGGTTACTAAACTAAACAACTACATCAGATGGCCAGGAGAGATTGGCAGTATTTTACCAAATATCAATCGTTTCTTGAAGCTGCGCGATTCTAATCCTGGGTTTTATGTTTCGTTGCGTATCACCCCAAATGTATTGTCTGCTTATGAGATTGATAAATTATTTGTCTATATGATAGAAAATAAAGTAATAGCAGAAAGTTGTAATATATTGCATGACCCCGCCTGCCTTCGTATTGAATTACTACCAGAGGATATTAGACAAGAAATAAAAATTAAAATCAAAAATGTCATTGATTATTACGGGTTAACAAAACAACATGTGGTCAACGTCCGAAGAGATGATCTAGTAGAACAGGTAACAGCAAACGTAATATTAGATTATTATAAATTTATGTGTGACTATACACAACCAGCCAACTCAGACCAATCAAGATTTGACTTAGTTAAGTTCCTAAAAGCATTTGAAAGTATTCGACAAAACAGCATACTAGACCATGTACCAAGATATAAAGAATTTTTACAATCTTTTGGCTATTGATACAGCCAATAAACTAACGGTTGAAATCGTTTTGCAACCACACGATTTAGCCAAATACCTGTTCACTGTTAATAACCAAACAGTAGACAATCAAAACTTAATCCTTTATTTTGATTTATTTGATTCTTTCCATTTTAACTGCTCAGTAACTACAGGGGCAGTAGAAGTTACAAGAATAGCAATAAACGGACATGAAATAATGCCCGTTTATTTGCATCTAGCACAACCTAACACTAATTGGATTACTAACAATTGGGAATTATGCGTCCCGGGTCCGTTTTATCCATGGTATCACAAGATAACCGGACAGGGATGGATCGCTTGACCTAAATTAGATATACTGCTATAATGTAGTATGACTAAAAATGCTTACTTAATATATTGGTGCAACGAAGGACTAGAATCAGTGGTTCCTGTCAGTCAGTATGAAGAAATAGATGTTGCAAATACATTTAGGATTCTTGCCGACGAGGATCCTGTGCGTAATCCAGTTAATACAATTATACAAGGTATGTTGTTACGTGCAAGATGTAACACACAACGCCATTACGAATTGTATGCCATTGAAGCCGATCCTGGCATATCTGGTCGCGATATTGAATCAATGTTCCGGACCAATCCACAATCATCAGCTGACACAGTCAGACGCATTGGTGTTAAGCTATGGAGTGACCGGATCAATACTGATCGTATTGTAATCACATGAGTAAAAAATACACAATTCATATACCAACCCGCAAAGTGGGAAACTGGGTAGAAGTAGACCAAAATACCGTGTTTGATTCAGGATATGATTCAGGTACAGCTGACATGATAGAAATTGACCAGTGGGTATTACAGCATGATCTGGGACGTAGACAATCGTTTTGTATGTGGAAGTTGGATAGCCCGGATGCCGTGACAGCATTTATTTTAAAATGGGGACATTGATGAATATAGATTTACTACCGTGGATATTAGTTGTGCAAATTTGGTCTGACCCACCACCTAAAATTCAATTGGTGTATCGCAAAGAATTACCCGACTACAACACTTGTATGCAAGTAAGGAAAGAATGGGAAGAAAAGAAACTGGTTGCGTTGTGTAGCCCAAAGGCAGCTGTTCAGTGACTGTGGTATTTGCCAAGGACAAAGGTAGATTCTTGGCCACTGGTCCATTTGACGAAGAGATGCCACATCATTACATAATCATAACAGATTATGTATGGTGGGTGGCTCATGAAGATCAAATATATGCCTGGATGCGGGCATGTTTACCAAGAGGCACAGCACACCATCAGGGCATGGTTGTGGTTGTTGAACATGATCACGACGCCAGTAATTTTTTATTGAGGTGGTCATGACTACCTGGGTGAAAATATCCAACATAGACGAGGATGTGGTAGTGTCCTGGGCCAAAGAAAACTGCCCCAGTTTTTGCAGTTGGTTGATCTACGATCACAGCAAACTTCTACTAGACGACGATGAGATTGCGTGTTGCTATGAATTTGAATTTTACAACGAGCAAGATGCAGTGCTATTTGTATTAACATGGTCTAGTTAACAATTAACCAAAATTAACTATATGGACAATCCTTTTTCGTTTCCCATACAGCTGAATCGCAGTTATCAACAGGTGGTTGGCATGCCGCAAGTGGGCGGATCCATGATCAAAGGAACCACAGTCACGGTTTATTCATATGCTGAAGGAAATTCAGTGACAACAATTCAAAGTTATAGTATAATGTTATATGATGCTGCAGGACGCCTTGATGCGTATAACCATAGATCCAACTACATTGATCTCTATATATGATAACTCATTATGACAAACTAGGACAACAAATTGCAGTAGATGACTTTGTAGCTTTTTCGCAAGGCAATGGACTGATGATAGGAAGAGTGGCTCGATTGAGCAACAAGATGCTGATTATTGATGCAGTGGTCAAGAAAAAAATCAGTCAACGTACTGGCGAAGTAATAGTAACCTATCGTAAGTATCCTACAGATAGTGTTAAAATTGATCAGGATGCAGGACTCACAATGTATGTTATAAGGAATTCATGATTAAACGTATAGGCTTTGCCTGCAAGTGGCTGAATGATCCAGCAGAATGTGGCGGCATGAAAGTGAATGCTGTGGACCGTGATCTCAACGGGCGTAGCACCACCATGCGTTGGTTGCGTGAACATCCTGCCGAAGCCGAACAGCGTCAGTGGGACATCATGAATCATAATACTGCCGCAGCGGTCAAGCTGATTGAGCGTGTGGCCACATTACCTGCTGAACGCAGAATGGTTCGTCTTGGATCAGAAATGCTGCAAGGCTACACTGAAAAAGACTGGCAGGCGTGGTGGCAGCAGGCGGATGTACAAGCACATTGCGAACGTATCTTTGCACCCATTGGTGAAACTGCACGCCGCCTGGATGTGCGACTCAGCTTCCATCCTGGACAGTTCTGTGTGCTGGCCAGCGAAAACAACAATATTGTAGCAAGATCCATTGAAGAATTTGAATACCATGCCACCATGGCTCGATGGATGGGCTACGGCAAAAAGTTTCAAGACTTCAAGATCAATGTACATATTTCAGGCAAGCGTGGCCCGGCTGGTATCCGCGCAGCATTGCAGCGTCTTAGCCCCGAAGCAAGAAATTGTATCACAATTGAAAACGACGAAATGTCATGGGGCATTGATGCCAGTCTTGAATTGGCTGATGATCTTGCCCTGGTACTAGACCTACATCACAATTGGATTAGAACCGGAGAATATATTGACCATAGAGACGATCGTATCAAGAGGATCTGTGATAGCTGGCGCGGTGTTCGTCCTGTTATTCATTACAGCACTAGTCGTGAAGATGTTGTGGTGGGTCATGCCTATGATGTTCGACCTGATCTAGATTGCTTGTTAAGTGAAGGTTACAAGAAACAAAAACTTCGGGCACACAGTGACTTTGCCTGGAATACAGAATCTAATGCGTGGGCATTGAGTCATTGGGCATGGGCAGATATCATGGTTGAAGCCAAGGGCAAGAATCTTGCTAGTCAGCAATTGTACGAGCAATATCTTGCTCAAGCTGCTGACTAAACCTGTTGTACCAATTGTTTTGTGTCATGACCTGATAATTATGATTGGTGATATGTTGCGTCTTGCTCAACATGGTTAATTGATCCATTCCGCATAGTAGTCTTACCTGATCAAAAGCCTGATTCCATCTGTATTCAGGATCAGGCTCCTGATCATAACTTTCATCTATTATATCCCCGAACGTTAAAAATCCCATACGGCGCAAGTTGCGTAAATGGTACTGTCCTGCAAACACCACAAACAATCTACGCGACAGTATTGGCTTACAAGTTTTTTCTGTGTAAAAAGAAAAATCATTGCTGTAACAGGTTTCGGTTACTAAACTAAACGCAGTTTCGTTATACACTTCAATTGGAATAATCTGGCTTATACTCATGTTGTGTCCGTAGTAGTCTACTCGGTCCACTGTCCATGCAGGTATCCCATGCATTTTTACCCCCGGCAACTCCCATCTCCATTGGGCTGGATCTGAATTGAATTCTGTTTGTGTTTTGTTAATGTAAGTAGTCACTGACGGTAAACCAGATGCAGTAATCAGGTTATACACATGATCCCTATGCGGTTTCTTGCGCCCCAACAAGGCATCAAATGATCTGGGTTTGACGCTGTACGGTTGCAGTCTGGTCAGCAGTTCGGGTAGATACTGTTGATAAAAATACGAAGTGGTATGGAACCAATCCTGGCATTCATGCACTGGGCTGAAAGCCATGTTGAAATTCAATGTGCCAGCAACATAATACAACGTGTTGCTATAATCGCATTGCTGTATTTGGGCAACAGTGCCAGGATGCAATTCAGTGCATATTACAAATACTGCACTACACCAGGATTGTAATCGTCGCACCAATGACACAAATTCAGGATCAACTGGATAGGGTATGTGCAATATTGCAATTCTTACTGGTGCTGTGCAATCAACAAAGGCATCAACGTTGTGATATAATTCTGAGTTGATGCCTTGTTTAAATTGTTTTATATGATAAAGAACCGTGTCAGAGTTGTAGAAAACTCCAACATGTGCAACCAACATTGTTTATTTTTTAACAGGCGGTTTCTTGGTAACTGCAGTTTTGGCTTTGACTGCCACTGCCTTGACCTTGGTTGCGGTTTTCTTGGCCACTGCCTTGGTCTTTTCAACCACCACTTTGGCGTCTTCAACATCAACTTTGCCGTCGTTGTTGACATCAGCCACTTTTGTGATAGACTGGGTTAGTACTGGCACAATAGCAGTAAGGTCTTGAGCATCAACTTTGCCGTCTTTGTTTAGGTCTAAAGGTTTAATTTGATTGTTGGACCACAGCAGGTAACCAAGTCCAGCAACAATAACTAACGCGATTAGAATTTCCATTTTATTTCTCCTTGAAAGATTATGTAAGAATATTTAGTATCAAACTTGTTTGTCCAAAATCATTATAATCATATAAAACATGTTGCAACGCAGCATAAATAAATGTATAATACAAACATAACCCAAGGAGACTTACATGTTTACAATTGATACCCTAGTTGATCACAATGCCAAAACAGCCAAGCAAGCAATTGCACATTTACCAAACGAAGAAGTTCGTGGTAACTTTGAAGTCTTGATTGATGCCCAGGCCGCTTATACCAAGACTGTGTTTTCAACAGCAACTGACCTGTTCAAAATGGCAACCGATCAGTTGGCAGTATTTGCCCCGACCAGACCTGTTGCTAAAAAGTAAACTGTTGCAGAAACGCAACAGCCCAAAGCCCTGCTTGACAGGGCTTTTTGTTTATGTTATACTCGTATTTGTACTAATACTAATAACTTGGGTGTAAACATGAACAAACTGTTAATGAATTGTCGGCCTGGATCAGTGTTTGATGCTGGCGACAAAGAACATCGCAAAGCCTACTATACCTTTATCAAAGACTCTTCTTGGGGCAAAAGCCCTTATCAATTCATATTAGAACCTGGATTTGAAGACGTTCCTACCTTGTGTCGTCATCGTCTTTGCGAATATTATGTGACCAAAGAATTTGCCACACGTCCGCCACCGCAAAAAATTGTTAACAAAAATGCAAAACTCACTGTGGTCAAACTGTCAAAGAAAAAGACTTGACCAAAAATAGCCATTTTGCTATAATTTAAAAACTGAATAACAAAACGGAGGTTGTAGTGGGTTTAGATATGTATGCGTATGCTGCCGCCAAAGCCAGCACAGAGTGGGACGGTAATTCCCATTTAGAATT